AGACCACTTATCTTCTGCAAAATTATTTGATTGCTGTTTGCTACGGGAGAAACAAATAACTGCATCTCGAAAGTCATAGAAGAGTACTCTGGATCTATCTTAGGGTCTCCAGAGCTGTCCTTTGACATTTCTGGGATCTCAGATCCTGCGCTATCGGAGACTTTGATATGATTTGATCCATCAAAGTTAATGTAGCCCGTGCTTTTCGGAATAGAATCGTAAACGTACTTCTCAAAGCCCGTTAAAGAATCTAGAAACTCTTCGATTTGTGGTCTTGTTCCCTCGAACGGGAAGTTGTTGAATATCGTTTCGAAAGCGACGTTTGTCTTAGCTTGCGCTGAATTGAAGAACGTGTGATTTTCAAATGTTGACCATTCAAGCGGAATCTGCTGGGTTGATCTGAGGCCATGACCGGGTTGGTCGAGCCTAAATGACGATGATGAATCTGTTACCAGGCTCGGTATGTCTGCAGCAACTACGTCGCGGAGTGTTGTGCTATTCCCGCTTAACTCTTTGACAAGCTGGTTAACCGAGAATCCTCCAGCGTATAGGGAATTTGACACATTTACTCCACGGTGAATCTAACGTTTCTGTCTTCAATAAGATACTCTGAACTGCGATCAATAATTAAGTAATCAATCGTGAGAAGGCGTCCGCTCGGAAGACCGTCTGTGTAAAAATCGAAGAATAGTCCTCCAGCGTCAAACGATAGTCTTGTTCCTCCGTCTTGACGCTCGAACGGAATGTAGACTTTGCCATCGAGATCTTTTACTCTGAAGTAAGCCTCCGGCGCATCGCTGCGAGTAGGTCTTGGAACTCTTGAAGACCCTGGTTCGTAATTTGAATCATACGCAAAAGCTCTCAACCTATGCATCTGGTTCTTTTGATACTTTGACCTTGAGTTTGTAGTGTGAACCCTGAGCTGACGCGGAACAGCGTCAAACGTTGTTTTTACCGGCAAAGAGCAAGTCAGGAAGGTCGAGTGGAATATAACGCTGCCATCATTTGATTTCCATTTCTCGCTGAACACGATCGAACCGGATGATTGAATGTGATCGGATAATGTGACGGTCCCGCTCACTACTGAGCTGTCTTGAGCTGAGATGTAGTAAGAGCCCACGTACGAACCTGAAATTCGTGCTGATCCGATAGCCTGCTGAGATGCTGATACTGTAGTTGAGAAAGAACCGGTGGAAAGAGTAATCTTCAGGCAGTTATTGCCAGAAATTGGACTCGAGGCTGACAGAATGTTTAGCTGCGACGATCCAGCAAAGTTTCTAAGAAACAGCGATCCAGAAACGTCAAAGAATGAATTCGCGTGAGAGTCGAATATTGAGTTGTTGGCGTGCACCTCGAGTCGTGGTCTCAAGCTTTCGTGAGTGACGTGACGAGACGCGAACCTCTTCACGAACCTTGTGACGAGATCATTTTCTTGGCTCGAAGTGAAAGAGAGAATGAAACCGTGATTAGGAATGGTTCCAGCTAGAGTGGCTGAAACTACGCTTGAAATGTCAACAAGCAAATCCTCGTTTCCTTCAACGAAAGATTGCTTTGACTCAAGGCTTCTTAATCCGAGCCCATCAGATAAATTTCCAGATGCGAAATAGTCGATCCCTACGTCTCCAACAGCTCCAGAAGCAAAAGCTCCGGATATTGCCCACGTAACTCCGACGGACGAGTTTAGAAAGCTGCAATTATCGATGTCAGAAAACGCTGAAACGTCCCTACCGTCCCCTTCGTTGAAATTTTTTGCAAGCGGAAAAACTGACACGGTAAAATTTCTGGGAGTCGGAAGGTTGGATTCGATTGACTGCAGTCTCAGCTTCGCCTTAAAAGTAGAAGAGTTGACATCAAACGAACTTGATGCCAGCGTCATCAGCCTTGTCAGATCAAACTTGATCAGTATTCTTGAAAGCTCGGTGTGACCCGAGCTTGATCCAGACATGGTCTCGCCGTAGAGCTTAAAAAGATCAAGCGTTCCCGCTCTTCCCACGTTTGCGTCCTCGACCCTGATTCCATCAACGATTTTATTCGTGATGTATGTGTCAGCCGATGATGTTGCGATGATGTACATTATAGAGCCGTCCCCATGATGTCCTGTTGCGGATACCTAAGTTCAAAGATGCTTCCGGGCGGACCGTAAACGACCCCTCGTTTCGTATACTGCTTGATGTTATGAGAGACGTTGCTGTATGTCCTATCCTGGATTGGACCTGCGAGACTCTCAATCTTCAAATCGACCAGAGTCAACACACCGGGCGTATTTATGATCACGTTCTGCAGGTCAGAGAGTATTACGGGCTGGTCAATTTGGAAGTTTTTCACCACCAGCGTATCTCGCAACCTTGAGATAACCGATTGAAGCGTCGTCGCTTTGTTAGAGTTTGGATTCACGAAAACCGTGAACTTAACCCTAAAGTTAATAACTCTTGCGTCGAGAATATCGACAGCATCGCTTATCAACCTGAATTCATTGAGATAAATTCTCAAATTCTTTTTCAGATTATCTGGCGAAGTTGTCAAAAACCCGTTTGAATCTTTCGAACAAATAAACAGCTGGCTTGCAAGAGGGTTATCGGGACTCGGTCTAGCAGCAACGCGATACACTCTTCCAAGCTTTGATGGAAGAGTGTATATCCTGGATATTAGATCTTCCTTGGTCACTATTCTGTCCTGCTGAGACCTTGCGGCAGGAATTTGAGAGCGAAGATCTTCGATCGTTGGAGCGGAATCTCCTCCTGAAGCTGGATTGTCGTTTCTAACATCCAACGAAGCTCTAACCGACTTTGCCGTCGTGGCCGAACAAGCATCTGGAAAATCAATTCTAAGATTAGAAATTCCACGTATCGTTCTTGATGCAACGTTGTGCGACAACCCTCCACCGTAACGGTAAGTTACAGTGATAGTCGTGTTGTTCGGTAACACTCCGAGAGTTTTAGTCTGAAGCAGAGAGTTGGGGTCTATCGAGAATCTGCTCAGCGTGCTGGTTCCGTACAGCGGAAGCGCAAGAGTCTCAGGATCAGGTATAGCGTCGTCCTGGGTTGTGAGCGAGTTGCCCCCACCGAATTGTATTGTCGACAGCTTCGTGATCGGATCAATGTAATGGATAAACCTTCTCGGAGCAGGTATCACCTCAATCGAACGAGGAACTTCTTCGGAGTCGCTTGAGAGGTTTGGAAAAGTTTTAAAGACCGTGTCCTGGCTAAGGGTTTGAACTTCGTAGTATTGATCATTTGAGCTGTCAACTATGCTCAAGACTTCAGAAACGTTTGAGTTTGAAAGACTTATCGTGAAAAACGGTTGCGGATTTGCAGTGATAACAAAAGAATCCGAGGTTATGTTTCCTGAGACACAAACAGCGTTTCTCTTCATTATGAACGAAAGAGGATTTCCTGATGCGTCCGTGTTTCCAATGACATAAGTTGCTCGTAAGTTTCCGACCCTGTCTTTTTCAGCAAAATCTACATCTTCAGCAATTGAGAAGAGAACGTTGTTCGTAGATACCAGCTGAGTATTCTGGGCTATTCTCGGTAGTGTATCCTCATCAGGAGAGTATTGACCAGAGACCAGCTTGGAAGGAACCTCAACGAAAAGAGAAACTCCGACGGTTGCCGGTGAAGCTCCGCGAGGTTTGACTCCAGCCTCGCGAATCATTCGAGTCAAGTTAGAATTCTCTACCGCTGTTGACCAGGAAAGCTCTCTAAACTGATGATCCAGGTAAAATGACATGCTATCAGAAACGGTCGCAGCCATGTCAAGCAGCAGCCCTCCCAAGCTTGCTTCGGAAAAATCCTGAATCTTGTCGCCGAAGTAAGTTCTCGCATACTTTAGAAGATCGCTTCGGTACGAATCGAAATCTTTCGCTACGTAATTTCTTGTTCGCGCTACTTTTAGTTGCTGATCGCCTGCCATTTTTTATCCAGAGAAGTTAAATGTTATTCCGATTGACTGGTTCAAAACGTTAGCTCTCGGGATTGAGTACGTTATCACCATTCTTATTTTTGCGTTTGGACTGTTTTCAGAATCCTGTGGGGTTGTTACAAAGTTCTCTAAAGAGATGAACGGCATGTACTTGGCGAC